CAGGGCTACAGTCTAACGGCATTCGCGGGATCGATCCGGAAGGCGAGGGATACGGTTTATGAGTGGATCAGGCGTCATAGCGAATTCTCCGACGCTGTTGCCCGCGCGCGTGGTGCGCGTGTCGCGGCGCTAGAGGTAAAGCTATTGCGCTCTCGCAAGGGAGCGGAAACCAGCGCGGCCATATTCGCCTTGCGCAATGCCGATCCGACCGAATGGCGTGATGTGCGCAACGTGCAACATGACCACGCGCATAGGGTCGAAACCCTCACAGATGCCCAGCTATTCGCCATTGCGAGCGGCAAAGCGCTAGGCGATAGCGATGTGATTGACGCTGAATTCGAGAGAGTTGCCACAAGCTAACGTCGGTCAGTATGTGGCAACGCCTGATCTGAGGGGCATACGGGGGCTGGCGCGGCCGGGGAGGCGGGGGGAGGGGAAAATTTCGCGGGGGAAGCATGCTTATTTTGACACCACCCCCCACATTTTCCTCACCCCCACCAACTCCACCCCGCATCGCAGCACATCGGTCGCTCGGCCCGTTTGATAAAAATTTCCGCCAGCTTTCAAAACTTCTCGCCGTCACGCTGATCCGGCGATTTCGTCCAGGCGGCGCTGGATCGCTTTCGGCATCGCGCGGGCCTCGCCGAAAAACAGCCAGTCGAGCGACAGCCAGTCGAATTGAAAGGTCAACTTGAGCATCAGCCCGCGCGACAGCGGAAAGCCTTGCTCGATGTTGTTCCAGACGGTCGGAGAGGTATCGAGCCAGCGCGAGAATTCGGCTTGGTTTTCGGTGTGCATCTTGCGCAGCGCGATCAGCCGCCGCGTCACGTCAGGGTGTTCATAGTGTTTCTTTTTGGAGCGCTTCATGCGCGCAATTTATCAGGCGCGACGCCAGAGCGTTAATCCAATGATTTTGGAAGTCCCTTGCAGCAGCACGCTTTGATCCGTACATTTTCAGGGGCCGGTCCTAATGGAATTACCGGAGCCTTCTGCAAGGCACCCGTCGCAGACAAGGCCGCATTCCTCGACGCTGTAGTTTGGAAAGTCATGCTCTAGATCGGCGATGGCTCTTTCGTCGTCGGCGGTTGCTTCAAATTCGCCGTGGCATTCGTAACAGCGATACTTCATTTTTCTCCTCCCCCTTTCGGCCAGGGGCGTCCCAGTACGGCGTCGGTCCTGAGTTTGTCCAGGCGCTTGCGCATCTTGGGGTCCAGACCCATTGGCGTGATGTTGAAGTGATCGCGTAGCGCCAGCAGTTTCACGCGCTGGATCACTTCGAACCAGAAATCGGGATGCAAGGCCCTGATCTCGGCATAGAGCGCGTCCGCCACGTCGTCCGGATTTTCCATTTTGCGTTCCCCTTTATCGATCCGGAAAGTCCATATCGAGCGCGATCTGAGCGCGCGACGGCGCTTCGACCATGATCTCGTTTTGCCCAAGGCGCGTGTAGCGGTTCGCGTTGTCGCAAATCTGCTTGGCTTCCTCGAAACTGAATTGACCGGCCTTGTCGGCGCGCGTGGTGTAGCCGTGATGATTCGGCTTCCACCATCCCCGATGCTCGTTCGACCAGATCAGATATCTCATGAATGCGCCTTGTCGCTGATGGATTTGATCTTGGCCGCCGCGATCTTGGCTTTCGTCACGGCGTCCTGATGGCCGCGCTCGGCTTCCGCATAGGTGCGGTAACGCCATTGCTCGTCATTGAGGGGGCCGCCGAAAATCATGGTTTCGAACAGGATCGGCTCGCCACCCCGGAAATTGTGATCCAGTCCGAGAAACACGGTCGAAATCCGGATGTTGCCAATCTCGGTATTCGCCACGCTCCACGGATCGGGTTTGCCAGCGACGGTTTTGTCATGGCGGCGCTGGAACGCCCTCGCCCACGTCATCATGTCCACCGCGACAGGCGTCCGGTCGAGCAGGATGTAGAATTGGGGCCATTCGTTCATTGTCGCAGTCTAGCCGCTTTTGCGGAAAAATTACGACTGTTCCGGAAAAAATTCATGCAACTGCCGTTCTGCAAGATTTGCGGCATGAACCATCGACTCGGCTTCTGCCCGCTCTACCAGGAGCCGCCCAAGCCTGAAAAACGCGAAAGTCGCCATGAAACAGCAAACCATCAACCGCCTGAAGTCCCTCAAAAAGAAAGCCCCGTTGCTGTTGCGCAAGACCAAGGGCGTCAAGGTGCCCAGCCTGAAGCGGATCGGCCGCTCGTCCCGCCGCTGAAACCGAAATTCGACAAACGCGCCTATCAGCGCGATCTGATGCGCAAGCGCCGGGCGGCGGGCATTGCCAAATAAAGCGTAAATCGGGCCGCCGAAAATAATAATTACGAACGAATCCGTCTTGACGAAAAATTGCGAACGGGCATGATGCCGGTCAAGGGGAAACAACAATGCTTTCGGACAAAGCCCTTCGCGATCTCGGCAGGCTCGCCACGGAGCGGGTACAGGACGCCGCCAATTCGGTCGGGCAATTGCTCGACAACGAGGAGCAGGCGCTTGAACTCCTGCTGAACGTCATCCACTCAATGATGACCTCGGCCTCCACTCTGATGCACGAAAGCACCACAAAGGCGGACGGCACCCGGCCGCCGCCGGGCGAATGCTACGCGCAAATTTTGGGCATTCTCGCCACGCACCAAGGCATTTCGACAACCGTGATGTCGCTGGACGAGGCCAGAGAACGGGGCCTGTGATGAAAGTCACCAAAATCAGAGGCGCGTGTCCGTTCTGCTATCGCCCCATGATTTCGGCTACCGACGTGTTCGGCGATGAAACCCCGATGCATGGCGATCTCTCGCTATGCAAATCCTGCGACGAAATCAGCGTATTTGATTTCACGCGGCGGAAAAACACGCTGCGCCGACCGACCGCGAAAGAGCGCATTGCCATCGAACAGAATGCCTCTGCGTGCCGCCTGAAAGCCCACCGGGCAGAAAGGCGGCTGCATTGAGCCTCTGTCAGGAAATGACCATCCGCTCGGCGCTGGCGCTATCGCGGGAAGAACTCGGCGAAAAGATTCGCCAGGGCGAAGTCAAATGCGGATTTTCCATCGTCACTGAGGCCCGCTGGCTTGATCCTGATGATTGGGACCGCTGGACGATCATCTCGCAGGACGGCAATCGCATCCGCCTTGTGGCGCTGTCGGCCCGCCAACCGCACACCGGGGCTTTCACCCGCCTGATTGACCGGATCATCTGCGACCGGCATGTGCCGGTGGTGGTCGAGCCAAACGAATTCCTGACGCAATGGTGCCGTAAGCACTGGTTTCGGAAACGCATGTGCGGGCAGGGCGAATTGCGGCATGTGATCTGGTATCCGAAACGATGCGCCTATTAGTCTGCGGCGGCCGAACGTTTGACGACGCGGTGCGCTTGTGGCGCACGCTCGATAGTCTGCACCGGGTTCACGGATTTACAGCGCTGATCCACGGCACCGCGACCGGCGCGGATACGCTGGCCGGGACGTGGGCCAAACAGAAGAAAATTCCGGTGCTGAAATTCCGGCCCGATTGGAAAAGATACGGCAACCGTGCCGCTGGCCCGATCCGCAATCAGAAAATGCTGGACGAGGGCAAGCCCGATCTGGTGGTGGCGTTCAAGGGCGGCAGCGGCACCCGCGACATGATGAAAAAGGCCCGCGCAGCGGGCGTGCCGGTGGTCGATACCGAAGGATAAACATTGCTCTCTGCGGAAAAAGCTGCGTCCGAAATCATTCGGCGCAAGCAAATCCGCACGTCGCTCGCCAAGTGGTGCCAGCACAACGGATTTATTCCGGCGCGGCATCATCGGCTGTTGATTGAGCATCTGGAAGCCTTGGCGCGCGGCGACATCGAGCGACTGGCGGTGTTCATGCCGCCCGGCTCGGCGAAATCCACCTATGCGTCGATCATGTTTCCGTCGTGGCTGCTCGCCCAAGACCCCAAGGCGATGTTTCTGGCGGCCTCGCACACCAGCGAACTCGCGGAGCGCTGGGGCAGGCGGGTGCGCAATCTGATTCTCGACAATGCGCCGATTTTGGGCGTGGCGTTGTCAGAGGATAACCAGGCGGCGGGGCGCTGGACCCTGACGCAGGGCGGCGAGTACATGGCGGCCGGTGTCAACGTCGCCATCGCCGGTTTCCGCGCGAAATATGGCCTGATCGACGATCCCATTCGATCACGGCAGGACGCCGATAGCCTTCTGGTGCGTGATCGCATCTGGGACTGGTATCTGAACGATTTCCGTCCGCGTCTCATTCCCGGCGCGCGACAGGTGCTTATCCAGACCCGCTGGCATGAAGACGATTTGGCCGGGCGCTGCCTGAATTTGCAGCCGTGGACCGTGCTGTCATTGCCCGCGCTGGCCAAGTCCGATGACGCGATGGGCCGCGCCATTGATGAGCCGCTATGGTGTGACGACGAATATGGCTATGGCGCGCAATTGTTGTCGATGCGCGAGACCACGCCGCCGCGCGTGTGGTCAGCGCTGTATCAGCAAGCGCCCGCGCCCGATGAGGGTGATTATTTCAAGGAAAATTGGCTAAGGCCAATCGACATCCTTCCAAGCCACGTCAGTCTGCGGGTCTACGGTGGATCTGATTACGCGGTGACGAAAGACGGCGGCGACTACACCGTGCATGTCGTCATCGGCGTCGATCATCTCAACAATATGTATCTGCTGGACGTTTGGCGGGGGCAAAAATCCTCCGATGTTTGGATCGAAGCGTTCTGCGATCTGGTCGAAAAATACCGCCCGCTCGAATGGGCGGAAGAACAGGGGCAGATCAAGTCCGGCGTTGGTCCCTTTCTTGAAAAGCGGATGCGCGAACGCCGCCTGTACGTCAATCGCACCGGGTTTCCGGTGCGCGGCGACAAGGCCGTGCGAGCGCGTTCAATTCAGGGCCGCATGGCGCTGGATGGTTTCTATTACAAAAAGAACGCGCCTTACCTCGCGGATTTCCTCGCCGAACTGCTTTCGTTTCCCGCCGCCAAACACGACGACCAAGTCGATGCGCTGGGCCTTGTCGGTCAATTGCTTGACATCATGGTCTCGGGGCGGGCGGCCAAGCCCAACGCAATGCATCTGCCGCGCGATGGCTACAAACGGCCGGAGCTAAAGACCGTGGATCACATGACGCTATGACCGATCTAAGCGATTTGGGCGCGAGATATTCGCAACAGCCTTTCGCACTTGGCGATCTTGGCCGCTACAACACGGCTTTGCCGCAGATGGACGAATTCGCCTTCCGCAAATGGCTCGCTGACAATCAGGTGCCGTTCGACCCCAATAATCCAAATCAGGATTACGACATGCGCGGTTTCTATCAAGGTTTGATGCAGCAAAACCCGCGCGCCACGAGTGGCATCAACCCGAACGACAACCGGACGCATTACACCGATTATTGGAAAACACCGTCACACGCCTCGTTTTCCAGCGGGAGCAAATGGGCAGGCCCCAATGCGCCAAACTGGATCAACGACAGCCAACTCGCCGACCCGGCAGGGAACGTCCTCGTTGATGAAAAATTCAACAAGCTGTTGCGCGGCCCATGATTAACCTCGAAGTTGTCGGCCCCCAAACTGATAGCTGGGATGCGGACGGCAACAGCGCGAAAGAACTGACCCAACGGCGGCGCGAGTTTGAGAATTATGCGAGTGTGAAGGCCCGCGAAATCGATGAACAGCGCATGTCGTGGCGCTACTATCATATCGATCAGTGGACGGCGGCGCAGATCAGGACGTTGAAAAAGCGGCATCAGCCGATCATCACGTTCGACCACACCGCGCGCAAGATCGACAGCTTGAGCGGCACCATCCGCAGGCTGCGAACCGATCCGAAAGCCTACCCGAACACGCCGAACGGCGAACAGGGCGCGGAAGTCGCAACCCAAGTCATCCGCACCATTTGCGACGCTTCTTTCAACGAGGATTTGGAAGTCGAGTGCTGCAAGGATGCGCTGATCCACGGCATCGGTGTTGATGAACTGATTTTGCAGAAGGGCGACAAGGGCGACCCCGATCTTAAATTTGGGTATGTCGATCCGAAGACCTTCTTTTACGATCCGCGATCACTGCGGACGCAGTTTCAGGATGCGCGCTTTCACGGCGTCTATAAATGGGCCGATATCGACGAACTGGACGAACTGTCCGAAGGCGCATCGGCCAAGGTCGCGGAGTCGATTGATTACGGCGACGGCAGCTATTGGACCGCGTTTGACACCGACCGGGAAAACCTTTGGGTCGATAGCCGCAGGCG